AGTGTCCTCGGGGACCAGCTCCTTGAGCCGGTCGAGTTGACGCTGCAGCAGCTGGTTGGACTGTCGGCTGAGCTCGAGAGCATCGAGCGTAGCTGCCAGCTTGAGACCGCCCTGTTCTATCAGGTCAATCTCATTAGGGGTGAGTTTACGGAAGCGGCTGACTCGCAGGCTTCGAGCCAGGTCGGTCAGACCTCGGGCGATGTGGTGGTACATGGTCGGGGTCCTTAATTGATGTGGGCCACGATGCGAAAAACCCGCTTGGTGGTGCTAGGCGTGTTCCGGATCCAGCTTTGAGTGCTACGCAGATCGCGATCGGCTTTGACCTTGTTGCTGTAGCGGGTGCAGCTGGTCCAGCCATAACGGGAGCCAGGCTTGACCTGGACATTCCAGTATTCGACCGGGCGAGGGTCGATCAAGTAGCTTTGAGCCAAGCCAGCATAGGGGTCAGTCTTGCGGGGCATCGGGATCCTCTCGGCTGTCGTAGATCACTTCGTAATCGACGAGGCCATTGTCCTCGGCCGCGGCAACGCCTTCCATGAAGGCATCAAGCTCGTGGCGAGTGTCGAAGGTATATTCCTCGACATCGTCTTCGCTGCGGTTGGTGGGATCCCATCGGATCAGCACGCGGGGGCGGGCAAGCATGTCAGCCTCCGAAGCGGGCGATAAATTCAACGCCCAGTCTGCCATTTTCAGGGTTGATGAACAGGCGGTCGTCGGGTCCTATGTGCTCATTGACGCGGCAAATTGCGGCACACAGGATATCCCTGGCAGTCTTGGGAGTGAGAGCGACATCCTCGGACTCCGGCACTGCCGTAGCTTCTTCGACGATCTCCTGCACGGTACGGGGCCGGCGATCGGGATCCAAGGCGCGATATTCATTCTTGTAGATCGCCTTGGTGCGGTCCTCAGGGGCCGGCACGGTGATTTCCATGCGGGTGCTGTTGGCAGTGAGCTCGCAAGCGGTCATGCCAAACGGTAGCTGAGCCATCAGGGCGGTGTTCCGCTTGACGGAGAAGCGGGTGATCAGACGATCCCGCTGGGTGATATGGCGGGTATTGGTGGCGAACATCGGGGCCAGGCCCTTCTGCTTGCGACGCAGGGTGAGCATCAGGACCATTTCCCCGCTTTCGAGCACGGTTGGTCCGGATAAGGCCAGCTTTCTGCCTTCGAAGGCGGGTGGCAGCTGGGACTTGTGGATATCGATGGCGAGCGAGCCGCCCGGTGAGCGGCTGACGACAACATTGGCTTTGTTCATGATAGCCTCGGGGTTAAGTGAAAACCATAAAAAATGCCCCCGGCCTTTCCTGGACCGGGGGCACTCTTCAAAAGGGGGTCGTCCTGATTAGGGACTATTTCATGTTCCGCCTCCCTCTGATCGGTTGATGACCATGCGTGAGAGTCATGAACCAACCAAAGCGTGACGGGTGAATTCCCCTTTAGGCCTCGTCACCCACCGGGGCAGCCGGAGGAGCCGCGGCTTCCTGATTACCTTCGACGAATTCGCCGGTTTCATCGTCATGGCCGTCGCCGTCCGCGTCGTTCGCTTCGTCTTCCTCAGCGGCTGGCGCCGCTTCGTCGACGGCGACTTCCGCTACCGGCTCGCCGGCTACTTCTGCAGCAGCATCCGCTGCCTGGTCTTCGCCGATTTGGCCATTCTGATTAAACGATCCGAGATTGTAGCTCATAATTCCCCACTCCGGGTTGTTTCGGTGTGGTGAGTTATATCTATATTTTGGGTTACATCAAGCTCGAGCGACGTCGGCCAGAGCCAGAACTGTCTTTGTACCAGACCTCGGCTTCGAGTTGGTAAAGACGTGCTGAGGCCTCGTGTGAGTACCAGACTTCGGCCTCAAGTTGATAAACGCGGCCGGAATTCTCCTGGGTGTACCACAGCTCGGCTTCGAGCTGCTGGATCTCGGCCTTGCTGCCATCGCTGGCGGTGCCGGTGATTGACCAGACTTCGGCGTCAACCTGTTCGATGATTGCCCGGCTGGCGTCGGGGTTCAGGCCGACACTGATGTGGGCCATAGTCTGGCTGACCGCACCCGTTGCGGTGCAGTTGCCAGTAGCGCCAGCGGTGGCCTTGATACCGGTAGTGAGACCAATGCCGCCGCCAACGCCCGCAGCACTGGTCTGATCGTGCTGTTCGGTGACCGAGGTCAGCCCGGCATTGGCCTGGGCGCTGTAATTGGCGGTCGAGGCCAGGTCACGGCTGAAATAGGTGAAGAAGCAGGCCAGGGCGTTGTTCTGGTCGGTGGTGCAGCCCGGCATGACCACCGAAGTGGTCGTTGCCTGGGTTGAGGTTGCCACGACACCGAATGGATCTGAGCGATCGACGTCATCGAACGCGAAGATCTGGCCATATTGGTGATCGCCGCTGTCGCCCATCAGGGCCTGGTCCTTGGCGAGCGTGTCGCCAGTGCCCCATTTGTAATAGAGGTAGGCCCGGATCGAACCGGCTACGGCAGCTGTGCCGCCATTGTTTACATCGGCACTGGGGACCAAGGTCCAGGCTGAAGCGTTGCCAGCATTGTCGGCCAATGACGGCAACGCCTGGTTGGCCGTCTGGATCGCGAGCAGCAGCAATCGGCGAGGCGGATGGGCCACGCTGTTGGGTGCATCGACCACTCCCGCCGCCGTAGGCGCGGTGGCCGTGCCCTTGGCGTAGAGGGAAGGAATTACACTCACGCTGCCAGCTTCAGGCCGATATCAAAGGTCTCAGCCGCGGCGACGCTCCATGCTGCCGAGGTGTTGGGGTCGGTCTCGAGGATCCGTTCGATCGGATTGGTTGAAATCTGAAGTGGTATATTGGACCCGTCCGAGGTGGTTGCCCCGGAGATGCACTGGAGGTTGACACTTCGAACCGAGCTGTCGGTTGAGCGGCCATAGCCGCCGATCCGGACAGCCACAATCGCGGCTGCACCGGTATCGATGTCAGCCGTGGTGTAAGCGTCGACCGTGCCATTGGCAGTGGCATCGACATAATCGAGCGTCGAAACAACAGCTTCGTCGACCAGGGCATAGTTATCGGCCCCGGTTGAGCGGTTCCAGCCCTGGGTCGGGCTGGCGGTGAGTGCCTTGCGCTTGGATTTGATCATGCCCTGGTAGGCATTGGTCGACCAGCAGGCATGTTCACCGAACCAGGTGTTGAGCGTGGTGCCGACCGTGTCCGGACACCAGATGTGGAATGATGATGAATAGGCATTGGCGGTGTTTTGGGTGTCACCGGTCCCGGTAAGAACGACATTGCCATTGACCCGGACTTCGAAAGCGCCGCCCGAATTGGCAACCGTGGCTGCCACGCAGATGTGATAGGCCGTACCAGCAGCGATAATGCCAGCTGCTGATGTGGCGAGCACGGTGCTGCCATTGCCGTTGATCAGCTGAATTGCGCCATCGCTATTAAGCTGCAATGCGATCTGACAGCTGTTGACATCGGCTGCCCAGTAGAAACTGTGAAAGCCCCAGTTAACCAAGGTATTGGTGTAGAACCAGAAATGGTCGGCAAAAGCCGCGCGATTGGCGCCGCGGTCGCGACGATATTGGGTGTTGCTGCCCGAACCCTGGTCGAGTCGGATCATCCTGGATCCCCAGGGCAGAACTGTCGCATCAAAGACGGCAGTACCAGCCGTCTGTAGGATTGCCCATTTGGAGCTCATTCCCGTATTAGCCCCGGAAACAGCCGTATAGCTATTCAGGCTTTCGAGTACGTCCCAGCTCATGCAACATCTCCAAGGATTGACCATTCGGTCGTAGAAATCCGCCACGCCTCACTGACGGCGTAGAGCCCCGCCGAGGTGATGACCGCGTCGCGGCTGTTAAGGGTCATTCCGGCGCCGGCGACAAAGTGAAAGCCGCTGGCGTGCATCTGTTTGAAGCGAATGCGAGCTCCGATCGGAGCGTCGCTGTCGAGTGTGATGGCACAGTCACCGGCGTAAGTGACCAGGTAGGCGGTATAGCGATCAGTGGTCTGAGTGTTGTAGGTCGAGGTGCTGATCGTGCCGGGGACCAGCAGATCCGGTGCCCGGTTGGTTGGGATCGTGCCGGCCAGAGCCGTCAGCAGAGCGTCGACTTCGGCGTCGGTATAGTAGCGAGTGTCATGATCATGAGCCAGCGGAGCGAACACGCCGGAATAGTCGTGCGTGTGAGCGATCGGCGAGAAGACCGCAGTGTAATCGTGGGTGTGGCCGAGGGCCGCGAAGACTCCGCTATAATCATGGGTATGGGCAATCGGGGAATAGATCCCCGCCAGTGAGGTGCTGAAGTCGCCGAACAGGACGTCGATCTGGGTCTGGGTGTAATAGCGGCTGTCGTGGTTGTGGCTCAGCGGTGCGAAGTCGCCGGTGTAATCATGGGTATGATCACTGTCGGATTTGGCGTCGAGGGCCTCCTGTAGGCCATTAACGTCTTCGATCTCGTGGACATGATCGGTCAGCGAGTCGAGCCATTCAACCTCGGTGCCAACGAAGCCGTTGGCGACTGCTGTCTGATAGGCGCTTAGGCCATCGTCGCCCTTGGGTCCGATCGGTCCGGGAATGGCGCCCAGCGTGATGGTAACCGGGGTGGAGACCACGCCGGTAATCTCGAGGGCGGGATCCTCGATCTCGATCAGGATTGGCTCGATCTGCAGCGATGTGATGCTGACCGGCTCGCCCTGGGTGAGGGAGATGGTGTCCGTCATTATTCTTCGATTGCGACGGTGGTGCTGCGAACCACGGGAACCGTGATCCGGACACCGAGATGGCGATCAACGCCTTCCTTGACGGTGGCGACGTCGCCGATGACATGCCCTGGGACCAGGGTGGCAGTTTGCTCCTCGGTCATCCGGAGGATGAAGCCAGTGCTGGTGCGTTCGACCCCGGCACCATCGGTGAGGTCGACCAGGAGTGGGGTCTGGGTGTTGCGGCGGAAGCTGACCCGGAGAGTCTCGTCGTCGGGCAAGGCCGCGTCGTCGATCAGGAATTCCTGAGCCCAGCTGAAGCCGATAAAGATGTTGTTGTATACCGACATTAAGCGACCCCAACACTAGATGAAGTAGGTTAGACCTAAATTTAGATCCTAGTGTCGGAATGTAGCATAAAAAAAGACCCCCATCTCCGGAGAGATGGGGGTCTGATTAGTCGGTGTTACGCCTGGACGGTGACGACACAAGTGTCGGTCTTGCCCGAGGCGGTATTGGTAACGGTAATGGTCGTGGCACCCGCGGCAACCGGGGTAACCAGGCCAGTGGCGCTGACGGTCGCCTTGGTCGGATCCGAGCTGACATAGGTGCAGGCCGGCGATGCAATCTGGGCAGGCGTGAAGCTCACGCCCAGCTGGACCGTTTCACCGTCGCTCAGGTCGAGCGTGGTGGTAGCCGGCGAGACGTCAACCGCAGTGGCCAATCGCTTGATCGACCAGCTCGAGGGATCGAGCTCGCCTGCGTTGAACAGCAGGTCGCGGACGTAATGGAACGGCAGCTCGGCATCATTGTCGGTATCGGTAAAGGTACCGAACGCGGTGAAACCAGCAGGGGTAGCGCCGCCGTCTTCACGAACAATGATCTCTCGAGTGCTGTCTTTCTTGAACACATCGAATACGGTAGGCATAATTGTTGACTCTCTCTAAAAAAATGTCCCCACTCCGCTGAAAAGCGAAGTGAGGACAGTATCAGAGTTGGTAATTTTAGGACAGGGCGTAGTTGGTTTGCCCGATCCTCTTCCACAGCTGGGGATCCAGCTTGTTGAGGGTAATCGGCCGGCCGATCAGCTGCGAGATGATATCCTGCAGCAAGTTCGACTTGGCCAGCAGCTGGAGCTGCAGGTTGTATTGCTCCCGGAGGTCGTTGCCATAATGCGGCAGGACCCGGAAGCAGTCGTGGATGGTGATGATCTCGAACGGCTTGAACGGCAGACTGTCGAGCAGCTGCTTAATGTCGTGGCCGTTGACCAGGCTGAGGGTATTCTCATCGAGATGATCGATGATCCGGGCCGATAGATAACCGGTCCGGACATAATGATCCCACAGCTTGGTCACCTCCTTGGCGTCGGCCGGGGAGTCTCCGGCATTGCCGTAGTTCCCTTCGGCCAGCAGCTTGTAGAGACCATCGACCTTTTCAGGATTGTACATGCAGCGCCGGGTCATTTCCCGGACGATCATGCCATCGATGGAATGGATGGTGTTGGCGCCGAGCGATCGGCCTTCTTCGACTGGCCGGTTGACGTGATAGTAAACGTCGAACGGCTGGCCGAAGAACAGCACATGGTCCTTGACCTGATCCATGACCTTGATGTGGACATGGAAGTTGTCGGGCAGGATCCAATGATGCTCGTAGGCGTCGGGGTTCCAGAAGGCCAGCATGGCCTCATTGAGTTCCCAGGCGCCGGGAGCCATCGTCCGCAGCGTGTCGTAGAACAGGTCGAGCAGGGCGCCTTCCCCAAACATACGCTTGGGGACTGCCTTCGATGAATAGAAGGCGGTCATGATGGCGTCCTTGGTCTGTTCCCGGGTCAGCTTGGACTTGTCCTGCACCTGGTTCAGCATGGCCTGGTAGATGCTGATGTAGGCGTCTTCACGCTGGCCGGTGTCGACCACGTTGCAGAGAGCTGCAGCGTAGGGATCGCCGGTCAGAGCAGCCAATAACTGAATGCCGCTAGATGTAGCGTCGAGGCTGATCATATAGCCGATCGGGCGCTCAGCCTGGACGTCGGCCATGGCCTTACAGCCGGCATAGAATAGCGCCGGCTCCTTGGCCTGCTGGACCATTGTCGGCAGGTTGCTCTCGTTCTGGTCGTACCAGGCGATGCGGTCGTCCCAGTCGAGCTTATCCAGCCCGAAGTTGTTGGCTATATCAATTTTGAGATATTCGCGTCCGGTGAAGGTTTGCATGGCGAGTTCCTTGAAAGTTGATCGATGAGGCGGTCCCTCGCTTTGCGGAGGCTGTCCTCCTCTTTGACGAGGAAGCCATAGAACCAGCGAATTTTCATGGTTCTTTCCGCGGAGCGGGAGCTGGTAGCGGCTGCCACCAGAGCGGTTGGGGATCCATGAAGCTGTGGCAACAGCTGCAGGTTGAATGGTGGGTCCAGGCCCAGCTCAGAGGGATATCCCCCTCTTCGCCGTCCCATAGACCGTAATCCCGTTCGGGACGGGCTTCGCCGACCCGTTCGCCGTTGTCGACCAGTACGGCACTGCCGTACCATTCGCTGTCGTCTTTCGGCATTTCGTAGGTGTCGATCGGCTGCCAGCCATGCCGGATACCGTCGACGATTTCTTCGAATTCGGCCATGACTGGCTCCTAGATTTTGATGTTGTAAGGTGGATTGATGGCAGTCTGGATGGCTTCGCGGGCGATCGGATGATAGCCGGAGCCTTCGCATTTCTTGCACTGGACGTGGTGGCTGTGGAACTGCTCGCCGGCAAAGCCGCGCTGCAGGTAACTGCCCTTGCCGCCACAGGCAGGACATTTCCATTCGCGAATGACCGCTAATAGCAGGTGGATGAGCTTGAGATTGTTCGACATTTCTGTCTCCTCGTGGGAGTTGAAAGGCCCCCACCGTTACCGATGGGGGCCTGCCATGTCGCCGAAATGTGGACGGGCCAAGAATTATTCGACGGCATGGACTTCAAGGCGATCGAGGCAATAACGCAGCCGATCGATATTGGTTTTAGTGGCCTTGCCGAGATTGACTCGGGTGCTCAGGCCAGGCTGATACTCCTGTCGGAATACCAAGTCACCTGATCGGGTGACGCCTATCTCGGCGCCGTTGTTGACGGGGGTTTGTACGGTGTAATCGAATGCGCTGGCCATTAGGATGGTTTCCTCAGTTTTCGTTCGAAGTCTTCTCGGCCGTCATAGGACCGATGGACGATGACCAGGCCTTCAGCCTCGTCATCGATCCACGGATTGCAGGCACAGTTGGCTTCGTCGTTGAGGGCATGGCCCCCGATGTCGTGGTTGGGAACGGCATGGATCGCCACTCGCACCGACTGTTCAGTCGGGTTGAAGACGACCCATGCCAACGGATTATCCGCCTGCTGAACGCAGTTCGGACAGTCGCACTCTTCGTGGCTCACTCAACGAACTCCTTGTTGGCGAGCTCGATGACGGCCTTGTTCCAGGGCGCACCCTGGTAGTTGACGTGATATCCCTGACAATACACCCTCCCGCGCTTGTCGTAGCGATGAGTTAAGTAGAACTCGTTGCCATAAGCAAGCAGTTTGGCGATCACGTCTTTGGATGAAGCATCGTATTTCTCGAATGCCTTCACCCGTTTGTCGTAATCGGCCTGGGTTTCCCCAGGCTTGGGTCTGTCTAGGTTCCGCCAGGCACCACTGATCATGTGGGCGGTGTCGTAGTTGATCACGAACGGGATCCGGTTGACCCGGTTGATGTGATCGAGGCAGACATCGTCGTCATGGTGGTTCTTGCGGAGAAGGATGCTCGAGCGATGGGTGAAGTAACCGGTGTCCCGATTGTCCATCACTCGAAGCGGTGGCACGACCATCGGCAGCGGATACTGGTACCGGTCGAGGTCCCGTTGCACTTCGTCGGTGATGTTGAACATCACGATGAACTGCTCCGTTGTTGGATCCCAGATCACGATCCGGGCTTTGACGCAGTGCTCCAACATGTTGGCCGTGAGCTGGCTGGGATTGGCGTAGCCGTCATAATGACGACGCAGGATCCCGGCCAGGGTAGGGAAGGTGGTACGCTTGTGGAGGGCCATCTGGACCATCACGTCCAGGCCGAAGTCGACCGGGATCTGGTGATGCTCGAGATAGGCCTCAAAGTTGAACTGTTGGCAATCGGTGAATTCCTTGCGGATCCGCGATAGCGTCTGGTTCTTCGAATAGAGCAGCTCGAGCTCACGCTGATGCTGCTTCTTCACATAGTTTGAGCCATCGACGAAATGATCGATGGTCGCCGGGGGTGCCGGCGCCACGGTGACACGCTGTTGCATGGGAGCTGTCCTTAGGGATCGAGGAGAGTGTCGATCAGCTTGTTGAACTCAGCCAGGCACAACGGGTCCATATCGTAGGTGAACCCGTTGTTTTTGACGACCGAGATCTTGATCTGGTCGCCGTCCCTGGTGAGTTGCAAATGGCTGAGCCAGCCTGGAGCATCGTCATCGAAAACGATCTCGATACTGGTGCGGATCTGGGCCCGCTTGGCTGGAGACATGTCAGCTGGCCTGAGCCAGAGGAATGTCGATCGTCGGGATGCCCTGCTCGCGAGCGAGCTTGAGTGCAGCGGTCGACTTGGTGAGTCGGCTCATGCGAGCCGGGGTGACGTCGTAGCGATGGGTAACGATCTGAAGGATCTTCCAGCCGCGGGGCTGGCCCATCTTTTCCCAGCGGGCGATCGCCAGGTCCATGTCGTTGGTGATGAGGGAGATCACGCCCGAAGGCGTGACCAGGTGGATTTCATCAGTCTGATTGGATTGCTGCAGGTTCATGGCAGTTTCCTTAGATTGAGTTGAGGATTGTTAGGGGACAGTGCCCCAGAACTGCTTCTTGGGCAGGAACTCTTGCCACAATTCGTCAAATAAGCAGTTTTCAGGTGCATATTTGAAGAGTGGTGCGATATCCTTATGGTTCTTGCCGCCCAGTCCACAGCCTACGGCCGTGACCTGGAACAGCACGTTGGGGTTGTAGCGGGCGAACACGATGAAGCGTTCGACGTAGTGCTGGATGACCGAGACCGGTAACGGCCGGATCTTCCAGTCCATGGTCGGCAGGGCATAGCTGTCACCAGCTGGTCCCTGGCCGAGGCCGTAGATCGCTCCTTTGTGTTGGAGAGCGAACTTGGCAGCGCCGGCGCCATGGTATCCGCTTTCGTTGGATCCGAAGACGAATGCCATGGGCACATTGACGAGTTCAGGCTTGATGGGCATCAGTCCTTCTCCGTGGTGAGGAAGATCCGCTTGCCGGGTGGCTGGATCATGCCCAGCCCCCGGATTAGCGAGTAGCCCGAAGGCTGGTCCTTGATCACTTGGCCGTAGCGGTCGTGAGGACCATCGATGATGACGTGCTCGCCAGGGCGAGCCCGGGTCCTGAGTTGGTAGAGATTGCCTGTCATTAGCGTCTCCTAAAGGAGCGGGGTGCCTGGTTATGACGTGCCCAGTCAGGTTGCCGATTGGGCGTCATTGGCTTGGGTTTTTTGGCTCCGAATTCCTTGAGCAATAGCTCGAGCTCTTCTTTGAGGAGTGGCCTGACTTCATCGATGATGATGAAGCCGTCATTCCTCCGGCCTGTGACGACGACACTATGGTCGTCGCCCTTGGCCAGATCGACGCCGAGAACCCGGCTTTCGATGTCGGCAAAGTCGGCATCGTAGATGATCTGGTGGATTGTCTTAGCGTGGTGATCCTCGAGATGCTGGCGGAGCAACTCGACCCAGGATGTGCCCAGCTTACGCGGGGACATTGGCCAATCATCGGTCACCGAAGTTCTCGACCGATTTTTGTATGGTCTCGAGGCGATCGTCCCACCAGCGTTCGTAGCTGAGCTGGTAGCCGAGCGTGAACATCTCCTCGAGCTCTTCGATGAAGAGCTTGGTGACGTTCCCGAAGTCGGTCTCGATATGATACTGGGGCCGGTTGGCAACGCTGGTCACCCGGAGGATGATTGCGTTGCCGATCCTGGAGCCATCACGAGTATGGAGTGTGACGCCGGCCTTGGGCTCGGTCGCCAGTTGATCCGTATCGTGAACGATCAGGTGGATGACTTCCGGGCCATCATTGGCGATGGGGCCGTGAGGTTCGGTTTTGGACTGGTCCATGCGGGTTTCCTCAGTTGGTTGAGCCGGGCAGCGAAGACCTGGTCAGAGGTCCCGTCGCCGCGGATCTTGAGATAGAAGCAGCCGTCAAGCTGCAGCACCTCGGGCTTGTAGCCAAAGGTGTGCGACTCTTCGGACAGCAGGATGGCCTCGGTCTCAGTGAGAGGAGGCGAACGCTTGAATGAGCACATGGCGTGCATGGTCTTTCTCCTTTCAATGAGAGATCCTTGGTCAGGGTTGGTGGAGGGCTGAGGCTAGAGGGCCTGTAGCCAGCGGTGAGCATTCTTCCAGCCGAGGATGGAGTTGATGGGCCAGGCCCCATCGAGCGTTCTCCAGCTCCGCTTGTTGGCCACATAGCGAGCTGTAATGAGCTCGTACTTGGCCCCGCTGTTGGCTGGTGCCTCGCAGATGCAGAGCACTGGACCGTCATCGACGGGTGGATAAGCGGCCGAAACAAATTCGGACAGGCCAGCCGGCAGGTGCGACTGCAGCATGACGGTCTCGGGTTCGGGTTGGATAGTTGGTTGTACCATAGAGAGCCCCTCTCGATTGGCAGCACCCGCGGCGCGAAGCGACGCGAGGCACGCTCTTCTTCGAAGAGCAAGTGCCGAGGCAGAATGAACCTGCCCCGGTGCTTGTCAATATAAGTTTAATAGCTGGTGACGAATTTCACCAAAGCTGTGACATCTTCGGGCCGAGCCAAATTGAAGATTGGGATCTCGCCAACGATGTCGACCACCAGTGGATCACGAGCGACGCGGAGAGCATGGCCGGTGCCACCCTCTACCTTGCCGCTCTCGGTCCAGCAGATGATCATCTTGGCCGGCGAGGCCATGTCGAGGCCCAGCAGGATGGTGGTGTTCCGGATCATCATGTTTTTGACCGGCACACCGAGCTTATCCCAAATGGGATGGTTGCGGGCCGCGATATCAAGCAGCCCGGGTACCCGCGGATCGGGTACAAAGTAGGTGATGTTGTCGTCGAGCTGGTTATTGTAGCCGCCCCAGGGAAGATGGATCTCCTTGTGGACGGCACCCCGCTCGAAGGCTTTGTCGGCGCCATCAGCATGACCCGAGCGAAGCTGCCACCCAATAGGTGACAGTTGCTCGGCGATTTCACGCATCTGGCGCTGAACAAAGGTGGGTGTTTTGCGGGAGCCTATTCCTGCATAGATAAGGTTATGAGAGGCCACGATCACTTCCTTCCAAAGTTAGGTCTAACCATCGAGCGCGTAGCGCGAATTAGAGGGTCAGATTGATGGGCGGCTCAGCCCTGCAAGGATATCCTCGAGCTTTCGCATCTAGGATGAAATGCACGGCACGCCATTTGCTGAAGGTCAGGGCCCGATCTTTGGGGCCACGGCCGTAGATATAGGCATTTTGCCCAGCATGGCCGACGTAATAGCCGGCTGTGATGGGCGGTTGAGAGTCGCGGCGAGAAGGCACTGCTTCCATGAAGACAATGAACTTCTCGTCGCAGGCGTATGGTCTATCGGGCATGGCCAATTCCTACCATGGCGAGGATCTCTTTCGCTCGAGCGATCGCCGCCTCGGTGCGTTCGGCACCGATGCGACGGATCATTTCCTCCTTGCGGAGATATTGTTCGTGGATTTCGTCGAGCGTTGCGATCTGATCGCGGGCTGCAGAGATGGCGAATTTCATCGCCAGGTCATCAATGCTCGGCCGGCCGAAGCCGTGCTGTTCAGTGATGATGTTGGGCCAGTTATATTTTGAGCCCATATTCGGGGAACCATTCGTTGAGGATCTGGGCGAGGGCCCGAGCCTGGTTGACGTTGGTGTTGGCGAAACAATCGGTGAGCATGGATCCGTGCTGGCGGGCCAGGACAGCGAGCTCCATGATCAATCGAGGGTGGGTGATGGCCCAGAGCTTCCATAGCGACAGGTACATGTCGTAGAGGCCATCGTCGCCAGGATAGGCGATCAGCGGCTTCTTGCCCTTGCCGAGGCGCCAGTCGGTGCCACCGGGTTGGTACCCTTTGACGTCGCACTGGTACCACATTTCGATGGTGCGTTTATCTGGCATCTCGGCGTGCATGGCGCTGAAGCGTTTGTCGCCGGCTGAGCTGACTTCGTAGGCGCCTTGGTGCTTACGGGCCCATTGAAATTGCTGGGTCATGCTTCGCACCTTTTCTCATCATGAAACCATTGCCGAGTGTAGGAGCTGTCGCCATCGCTGACGATGGTGCAAAGGAAGATGGTGCGAGGGTCGGCTTTGGCTTCGTTGGCGAGGCGGTCGGATACTCCTTCGGAATTCCAACCGCTGATACTGGTCTCTTGGACCAGGCCGTCCCCGCGGACGACGATGAGCTTGTGAGTGGTCATGAGTTGTTCCCTTCGGGGTGGAAGTTCATCATTTCTAGGATCTCGAAAGCATTCTTGATGGCCTGCTCGGTGCGATATTCACCATACCAAACAGCCATTTGTTGCTTGAGGCGGATGCGTTCGTGCTCGACTCCGTCGCCAGCGAAAGTCTGGCTATCGTAATCGTCACGAGCAAGCATGGCATATTGAGTGGCGAGCTCTTCGAGCGATGGGATTGGCAGGTGGACTACCGGGATCTCAGACATCGAACATTTTCATGGTCTCTTGAGCTCGAGCGATCTCCTTGATGGCACGATGTTTGCCGACTCGGAGCTGCAGCTCGCCCATGACGTCGATGGCAGAATAGATCCGCGGCCGAGTGCCCTCGCCCAGCTTGAGAGCTGACATATCTGTCATGAGGATATAGTCGGTGGCCAGCTCCTCAATAGATTTCGGAGCTAGGGTTTTGCGGATGTTGCGGCTCGGTAGCGACATGGGACTATCCCTTAGAGGTGAATAGGAGGAGGGACGAGCCCTCCTCCTGGTTGATCAGCTGTGGTTGACCGCACGAATACCGTCGACCTGCCCTTCAAGATAGACTTTGCAGAGCGAGCCGAGGACGACTTTGTCGCGGGTGGTGTACCCACGCTTGGCCGTTTCGCGATCGAGCACTGGACCAATCTGTTCGGTTGGACCCTTGAGGGCCAGCCAACAGATGGTCTTACTGTCCTCGGCAATTTGCTCGAGGCGTTCAGCACTGAGGTAGAGTTGTGTTTCAGCATGGGCTGGCGGCGATAGGGCCAGGCCAACGCTGATGGCAATGAGTGAGGCGATGACGATACGCATGGAACAGGTTCCTTGTGACTGGAGAAATTTGAGGGAGGGACGGAGTTTGCCCGTCCCTCCCTCTGGAGTTGGTTATTTGCGGCGCTTAGCTGCAGGCTGCTTGGCCCGCTGCTTCGACGCGGTCTTGCCGGCCGCTGCCCTCGGCGTGCGAACACGCTTGTGGGCCCGAACCGCGATCGGCTTTTCCTCGATCGGAACGCCGGTCAGTTTGGCCAACTCCGTGACCAGGGCATCGAGCTCAGGGCTCAATGTACGAAGGGTCGCCAGCTGGGCCTGCTCGAGCGCGGCTTTCTTAGCCTTCTCGATCTTGGCCCGCAACACTTCGAGCTGACGCTCGGCGTTGAGACGCTCGACATAGGCAGCGATGTCGATCTTCTGGACGATCCATTTGGCGGCTTTATTGACGGCCTTGACCGTCTCCTGGGTGCTGACGACCCGGACGACGGTCGGATAGCCATCGAGTTCGGTGCTGCGGAAGCGTCCTGCAGCATATTCGTTGCCATGCGGCGAGGCCACAATGGCGAAGTCGCCGACCTCGAGGCCTTCGATGTCGCTGTAATAGCTGTACTCGGTGTTGTTGTTGGGGAATAGGACACTGACGATCCTGGGCAAGCTGATGACCTGGGCGACGCCCATTTTGATGGTTGCTGGAAGCATGATGATGATCCTTATTCTAGGTTCGGATAGGGTTTAGGGACTATCAGCGTCCTGGCCCCAATTCTCACTCAACTTAGGTTTTGCAGAGTTGAATGAGAGTTGAGCTTTCATAGACATAAATATAACCCAGCCCCCGAAGGGACTGGGTTATACTCAAGCTGGGGAGAACGTGAGACGTTAGGCCTCGACAGGCTCCCCGGCCGGTGCCGTGGCGACACCGACAGTCGGCAGAGTGAGGACGAATTCGTCGGCGTTGTCGGTGACAGCCGAAGCTTCGACCTCGACGCGGACGCGGCGGATCTGCAAGGCCATGCGATTGGTCGAGTCGAAAGCAAGGATGTGCTCCTGACCCGGCTCCATGGACTTGCCGATGTTGGTGACCTGCTCGAGGAGCTTGTTCTCACGGTTGAGACGCAAGACCTTCTGCGGGTTGCCCTTCAGCTCGCTGGGCTTCTGGGTGTCGATGGGGATGCCACCGAACGGGAGAGACACGAACGTCAGGACGTCGTTGCCCTGAGCGTCCTTCTCCGGCTGGAGATAGCCGACGTTCACCCAGATGGTAGCAGCTTCGCGCTTGGCGGCCGGAGCTGGGGCTTCGCCACCGGCTTGGCCGAAGATGGTGCCAAAGCGGCTCATGTCGAGACCGGGAGTGGCGGCAGGTGCATTGGACATAGAATATTCCCTTCTTTTCCATGGTGCTGGAAGGTTGAAATGATGGGCAGTGCTCGCGGGGTTGACGAGCACCACCCAACCAAAAAGCGCGTAGCGCATCTTGGATTTAAATAGAGGGTGAGAAGGCGAGCTCGATAGTCGAGGCCATTGGCTCAAGCGCCGTGCGACTCGCACAGTGCCTTTGCTAGATGGTTCCTGCGATTAGATCGGCTTCGCCTTCTCTGGGTTAACTTGGACGACGGGTGCAGCAGTAACGCTTACCCGTGATACGACGTGGATCCTCAGGCTTGAGGAACATTTCGTCGAGAGCGGTGAACAGGCAATAGCCCATGGTCATGAGACCAGCGAGCATCATGCTGGTGAACGTGAGGTTCCACAGCCAAGTCGGGATGACGTTGGCCGGAGCGATGAAGTTGGCGAGGACATATCCCGCGGTTGCGAGGATAATGCCACCGCCAATGGCGCCAGCCAGGGCGATTACGCAATGGATGAAGCGGTTCATGGATGCTGTCCTACAAGAGGTTGAGGGAGCGCCCTAGAACGCGGGCCAGTTGGACCGCGACTAGGACGATGAAGAAGCCGATGATGATCTGGTCGGTCGTCATCGGTTAGGCCTTGGGCTTGGAAGCTTTGTAAGCTTCCCAGATGAAGACTGCCCCAAGGGTGAGGCAGGCATAGGTCGCAAGCTTGATGAAGAATGAGATCTTCAGCAAGAATGCGAGGGCGAGCAGCCCTGCCCCAGTATGGGCAGGATGCTCGAGAGCGAGATCAGTGAGCTGCCGCGGAGTGGGCAGCGGAACCGGTGGTTTGGCCACGGTTTGTTCCTTCTTCATAGGCGATGCGAGCTGCCCGCAATGAGCGGAGAGCTGCGACATCGATGTGGAGATAGCGACGAATGGAACTGGAGCCGAAGCGCCAGTCCCATTTCTGTCGGATTGAGGTGCATAGCACCTGTTCGCGGAATGCGAAGATGGGTTCGTCCATGCCTCAGCCTTCGTTGAGGTAGGAGCGATAGCGATAGCCGGGAGCAGGATGCTCGCACCACTCGTAGTCGGTGCAGCCGTTATCGCAGATTGGTTCGTCGATCTCGACAACCGTTGGATCGCTCGAGTCTGTAAGCTCGAGCTGGTTGTCGTGATGTGAGACGATCTGATCGATGGTCATGGCAAGATCTCCTTGCAGGGTGAATACTCCCAAGCGCGTAGCGCGTTGAGTCGTTGGAGTTAGGTCAAAGGATGGTCTGAAGTCAGGCCATCTTTAGACATAACTTTGGAGACCGGCACAGCCGATCTCCTTAGTTGGGTATCAGGTGGTATTTAGGCCCCTCACCCCGCTGGGGTGAAGAGCTCATTGATTTCGGTATATGCTGCCTCGTAGATTTTGGCGAAGCCTTCATCTTTAAGGCGAGCTTTGATCTCTGCACGCCGTTCGGCGATTTGCAGGGATGTGTCTTCGACGAGTCGAATACGGGAGACCTTGAGTTCCACAAGGTTCTTGTCACGCTGTTGCGTGGAGTGACGCTCAACGAAGCTGTTGAGCATAGAGACACCAGCATCGACAGTGCCGATGACATTGGTGAAGGTATTTGCGGTCTTCTGGACCGTGCCAAGGACAGAGTCCAGTGCAATACGAGCAGTAGCCATGATAGGCTCCTTAGGTTGGAGTAATACTCCTGAGCGCGTAGCGCGACGTGTTAAGACCCTGGGGTAGGGTCAAGTGTTTATGTGTTAATCACCCGGGGGGGTGGTTTAGTTTACGGGGGTAGTGACCCCCAATACCCTACAGCCGTACCTAGCTAGAGGGTCAAATCGTACTGCGGTGTACTATCTTGGTGACACACCAACGCCTTGCCGGCAGGCACAAAAAATGCCGCTGAAAAGCGGCTTATATGCAGATAAGTTTGAGGTGGGGAAGAATAAGCTAAAGCGACCGGCCAGGATAAGGGGCAAACCTGAGCGATAGTTCTAGCTTATTCCCTCCCCACCCAAATAAGAGTTCGATCGATGCTTCAGCGCGAAGACCCCGCTCTCTCCCTCTGGCTCCAAACCTATCGTAAACCCTGAACAGGTCAATAGATATTTTTCATCTGTGGAACTTTTTTCTTATGTGGCTCAGCCGACATAAGTAAAAGAGCCCGGATCTTGCGACCCGGGCCCTAGAGTTCGTCGAGTTTAGGCTCATCGCTGAGCCAAAGGAAATCCCGCAACTCCCGTCGCCGTTATTGTCCCCACTAAGCGACTAGGGTGTCTGGCCCCGCATCACGCTTGGCAGGCGTTACCGCCCAGAGCCAAGCTCTCATAGTGTTACATATCTGTCAAATGCTGTGGGATTTATCCCCAGTTTCTCCTGGTCTGGTTGTGTTCTTTAGGACACAGCAGACAATAGGAGGGTCCTTTCTCTTCTCTAGTAAATTGAGAAGAAATGGCCTGCCGTCCCCGACGCAGTTGGCTTTCGGCGATAAATACCCTAAATACTAAGGGCCCCACCCGATTGCAGGTGGCTAGATAAAGGGAATATGAGCAGCATGTCAAATGGCCCCATCGTTAGTGTCGACCGGACCGATTATCCCAACAACGGCCCGCGGATCACCCCGGAGGTGATCGAGGCCCATATCACCAGCGAACATTACTTCACTGCTCACCAGGGCGCCCGCCTCGGGCTGCTTGACGATGCAGCTGAGCTTGGCGTGATCGAGAACCTCAGCCAGACGCTGAGCCTGCCGGACGAGCTCCGGCTGCTGACCTTTTGCGTCCTGGTCCTCAAGAATGGCTACACGGTTGTGGGCACCAGTGCCTGTGCCAGCCCGTCGAACTTCAGCCGTTCGATCGGCGAACGGGTTGCCCGACAGGACGCCGTCAACAAGATCTGGCCGCTGCTCGGTTATTCCCTGCGGGATAAGTTGCATGTCGCCGCAACGATCGGGGAAGACGACCTCGATGAGGCCCTGACCAGGCTGACGGCGCATGGGCTCGGCAACGCCGAAGCCCTGCGGCCGGCCGATGTCGACGCTATCCTAGCTAAGTTTGAGGAAGAACCGGCCGAACAGCCGGTCAAATCCGAATTCCAGGAGGCCCTGGGGAAATAGGGGTCGAAAAAATTTAGGGGGTCGGCTGACGCCGACTCCCTACAAATATAGATCTAATATGGTGGGGAGTGAAACCAATGCGAGCGACCAATTTCGAAGAACCCAGGGTCATTACCTTCTGTTTCAGTGAGGCCCTCGAGGCCCTGAAGGCCGGCAAGCGGATCCTCCGCCGCGGTTGGAACGGCAAGAATATGTTCCTCTACCTGGTGGGCGAGGGCCGTTATCCGCCGACCACCGAGACTGGCAAGCTGATTGCCCAGGGCCACATCGACGGGCTGGTGCCCTATCGGCCCTACATCGCCATGTTCACCGTCGACCAGGATGTGGTGCCGTGGGTAGCCAGCCAAAGTGACCTGCTGATGGAGGACTGGCTGATCCTGGTCTAAAGCGAAGCAGCCGGGGGATCATTGGTGACCAGCCTACCCCCGGCTACCCGAGCAGGCGGCCTCTCGGCCGGCGCTCTCGCTAGTGTCCGGGAACCCAGAGAAACCGGACTCACACAGTATATATAATGGTGGGGAAAATGACACTGACTGCTAATCTACCGGGGATCCAGAACGCACCCGACCCGCTGACGGTCGAGAAGGTGCGGCAGGCGGTGCCACCCCAGTTCAAGGGCCAGATCAACCAGGCGTTTGTCGACCAGGTCAACAACCTGGTCAGCGATCCGATCCTGGCCGAGCAGATCCGCAACAACGTGGTCAGCTACGCCTCGGTCCTCAAGGACGGCAAGTTCAAGCTCGAGGATTACCTCAACGCGATCACCTACGTCAGCTACAAGCTGATGGGGTACAACAACGAGGAGAGCTACCTCCGGACCTTCCCTGCCCGGCACCAACGGCTGGTCCAGCTGGGCACCAGCCAGAAGGATATCAGCGCCTACGTCAGCGCCTACAACAAGGGCAAGCTGGTCAACCTGATCACCGAGCAAAGCCTGGTGCCGAGCTGGGTGCTGAACCACGGCGCCTTCCAGGAAGCGATCAATACGCAGGTCGACCTGATGCGGAACGCACTGTCAGAGAAGGTCCGCTGTGAGGCGGCCAACTCTATCTTGACGCATCTGGCCAAGCCCAAAGAAGGAAACTTCCAGCTCAGTCTGGAAGTTAAGGAAGACTCAGGTATGACTGAGTTGAAGAGTATGTTGGTTGCATTGTCAGAAAAACAATTAGAAGCAATGCAGGGTGGGGTGAAAGTTGTGGACATTGCAGCTCAACCCTTGATTGAAGCGACAGCTACAAGGGTTGAGGACGATAATGGCGAAGATTAAGCAATCTCTCGACGAGTGGCTGAACACGGTATCCTATGTTGCGTTGAACGACGGAACGTATGTGCCGACTCAGTTCGCACTCACCTTCATGAATTTTATCAAATTGGTGAACGGAGCGGAGGGTGAGTCGCATAAAACTCCGCCTGTCCACCTCGCCATGCTCGACAAGGTGGTGGGACCGTCCGAGTACATCGCCAACCTCTGCTTCCGCGGCGCGGCCAAGACCACGCTGTTCGCCGAGTATTTTTTCCTGTTCCTCGCGACCTTCTGCTACATCCCCGGGTTCGGGGAGATCGATGCCGCCATCTATGTCGGCGACACCATGGAGAACGGCGTCAAATCGCTCCGCAAGAACATGGAGTTCCGCTACAACAACTCGCCGTTCCTGCAGCAGTGGGTCCCCAAGGCGACCTTCACCGACAACTATATCGAGTTCACCAACATCGAGGGCAAGCGGTTCGGCCTGAAGATGTTCGGTGCCAAGACCGGTCTCCGCGGTACCAAGATCTTCGGCAAGCGTCCGCCCCTGGCGGTGCTCGACGATCTGGTCAGCGATGACGACAGCAAATCCAAGGCCGCGATGATCGCGATCAAGGACACCGTATATAAAGGTGTCAACCACGCGCTCGATCCGACCCGTCGCAAGGTGATCTTCAACGGCACGCCGTTCAACGCCGACGACATCCTGATCGAGGCAATCGAGTCGGGCCAGTGGGACGTCAACGTCTGGCCGGTGTGCGAACGCTTCCCGTGCGAGGAGGCCGAGTTCCGCGGCGCCTGGCCCGACCGCTTCACCTACACCTATGTCAAAAGCCAGTACGACCTCGCGGTCGAGACCGGGCACGGCGCCGCCTTCTTCCAGGAGCTGATGCTCCGGATCACGTCCGAGGAAGAGCGGCTCGTCCAGGAAACCGAGATCAAGTATTACAGCCGGCAACAGCTGCTCAACAACCAGTCACTGTTCAACTTCTATATCACGACCGACTTCGCCACGAGCGAGAAGCAGACGGCCGACTTCAGCGCCATCTCGGTGTGGGCCTATAATGCCAACGGCGACTGGTACTGGGTCGACGGGATCCTCGCCCGCCAGACGATGGATAAGTCGATCGATGACCTGTTCCGCCTGGCTCAGCAGTACAAGCCGCAGCAGGTGGGCGTCGAGATCACCGGTCAGCAGGGCGCCTTCATCAAGTGGATCCAGCAGGAGATGCTGAACCGGAACATCTGGTTCAACCTCGCCCATGACCCGGTCACCAAGTCGGCGACCCCCGGCATTCGGCCGACCGTCGACAAGCTCAGCCGGTTCAATATGGTCGTGCCCTGGTTCAAGATGGGCAAGATCTACTGGCCGGAGGAGATGAAGTCGTCGACCATCATGGGATTGGGGCTGGCCCAGATCCGGCAGGCCACCACCCGGGGGCTCAAGGGCAAGGACGACTTCCTCGATACCGTGTCGATGCTGGCGTTCCTGACGGCCTGGCGGCCATCCGACTCTATCCCTGTCGTGAAAGAAGATATAGACCGATGGGGAGATGATCATGGTATAAGCGATCCGAGCGGACTGACATCATATATAGTGTGAGTTAGTTCAACTCTGACCGGGTTGGGTGGGGAATAGATGAACGTAACGCAGCTTCTGCAGCGGTTGTCCTATGGCCCGCTGGCCAATTTGAGCATGTCGAATGATGGCGACGGCACGATTGTCGAGACCAAGCATCCGGCAGTGATCGGCTTCGCCAACGAGTGCCTGCTCAAGCTTTATTCGAAGTTCAACCTCAAAGAAGCTGAGGTGATCATCGAGCAGGCCGGCACGATCACCAACTACAAGCTGGACAGCAAGTACAGCCTGGTGAATGCCGCGGCCAACCCGACGCTGCCGCATTACATCATCGACTCGGTGACCAAGCCGTTCACCGATGACCTGATCAAGGTGCTCGGCGTCTATCAGACCGGTGGAGCCCAGGCGCCGCTCAACGACGACAACGCCTCCAACTCGCTGTTCACGCCGACCTATGACCTGCTGCAGGTGCCCGATCCTGAGGACGGGGCGCCGCTCTATATTATCTACCAGGCGAAGCACGCTCCCCTCGCGCTCGAGGGTGAGGGCTACCTGGATGCCGACATCGATCTGCCCGAGGTCCTCGAGGAGGCACTGATCGCCTACATCGGGCACAAGGTCTATTTCTACATGAACGGCCAGGAAAACACGCTGAAATCGAGCGATTACCTGTCGATCTATACCAGCATCTGCAACGAGGCAGTCGACCAGGACCTGGTCTCGACCAGCCTGTCGGAGACCAGCAAGAAATTCAATGACCGGGGGTTCTGTTAATGGGTATCAAGCCATCTGCAGAGATCCCGGGTGAAGACTCGGGAGCTGAGTTCGCCAACGACCAGATCGGCCCGGTCTATGCCAACGTGCGGATCGTTGCTGAGAATATCGACGATGTCGTGCTGGTTGCCGATGGACTTGAAAATCTTCCTGAACTGAGCGAGGTCGCCGCGACGGTTGCCTCCGGTATAGCCGACGCCGAGGCGGCCGAGGCAGCAGCAGCCGCGTCAGCGGCTGCAGCGGCAGCCTCAGCGGTCGAAGCGGCGGAGGCGTCCGGGAATGTCACCGCAGCAGTGGAAGCCGCAGCTGCCGTCGTTGTTGCCTCTGTCTCTGGCTCTGTCGCCGCTGCAGCTGCTTCTGCTACCGCTGCCGCAGGATCTGCCACTGCTGCGGCCGGATCTGCAACATCTGCCGCAACCCAGGCTACTGATGCCAATGCAGCCAAGGTTGCAGCTCTAGCGGCCCAGGCTGCAGCGGAAGCTGCTGCTGCGGATGCCGAAGCGATTGTCGGGGGTGACTTTGTCCCCAACACTGACCGCGGCGTGGCTGACGGTGTCGCCACCTTGGACTCGGGTACCAAGATCCCGATTGGCCAGATCCCGGCGATCGCCGTTGCCGGTGTCACCGGTCTGCAGGCTACGCTCGATGCCAAGGCTCTACTGGCTGGAGGCAACAGCTTCGTCGGCGACCAAACGATTGACGGCTATATCACGGCCACTGGCTTCTCCATGACGGGAGGTTACAGCGGGTTCCAATCTGGCGGCACCGAATACGCGGCGTTCGTATCAACACCCAGCGCCTTCTATTCTGCAGTCACTGGCGAATTCTCGATCATAGACTACGACACTGAGGCTTTTTGGGCGACATTCACTGCAACCGGTCTGTCGGTCTTTGGCAGCATCACCGCAACCGACATAATCGTTTCAGCAGAAGCCTATGGTCCCGGTTGGAACGGATCGAACGAAGTCCCGACCAAGAACGACATCTACGATAAAATCGTTGCCCTCGAAGGCCTGGTGGTCGGAGCAATGGTGTACCAGGGAACCTGGGACGCCACGGCCAACTCGCCAGCCATCCCGGCTGCCGCTGCGGGCAACAAGGGCTACTTCTACAAAGTCGCCACCGCGGGCACGACCAGCATCTCGGGCATTGCCGAGTGGGCGGTCGGTGACTGGATCGTCTCCAATGGCGCCAGCTGGGACAAGATCGACAACACCGAAACGGTGAGCTCGGTCGCCGGCCTGTCGGGTGCAATCTCGGCCTCGGGCCTGAAGACGGCAATGAGCTTCGTCAAGGCGGACGTCGGACTGGGCAGTGTCGACAATACCGCCGATACTGCCAAGCCGGTGTCGACCGCTCAGCAGGCAGCCCTAGATCTGAAACAGAACCGGTCCCCGGATATCCAGGCAGCCGGCGCCAACTCGATCACGCCGACTTTCTCCGACAACATGGTCAACAACGGTGCGGTTACTGCCGCTCCGACGCTCAACAATCCGACCGGCACGGCCATCGATTGCCACAAGATCATCGTCCGGATCAAGGCCAATGGCGCCTATGCGATCAGCTATGGCTCGCAGTACCGGGCAATCGGAGTGACCCTGCCGACCGCAACCGTCAACGGTAAGTGGTTGTATCTGGGCATGATTTTCAACAATGCCGACACCAAATGGGATGTTGTCGGTGTGAGCCAGGAAGTCTAGCTCTTGGCGACCAAGACCGTCCTGCTCAGCACGACCGGGGCCCATACCTGGACGTTGCCGGCTGACTGCGACACCTCGGTCCCGATCGATGTCGTGGCAATCGGTGGTGGTTCGGGCGGTTCACGTCCTGCAGCAACGTCCACTACCAATGTCACGGGTGGCGGTGGCGGTGCGTTCGCTTCAGTCAGCCTGTCGGTCTCTGGTCTGACGCCGGGATCCAGCACTCTCTATACCTGGGTCGGAGCGGGCGGCTTCGCTGCAACCGGTGCTGGTGCCCAAGGTTCAGCTGGCGCTGACACCTGGCTCAACAAGACTTCGAACGCAGCTCCTGGCTCGACCGCTGATGGTGTGATGGCCAAAGGTGCCGGCGCCCCGACGTCGACCTTGGGTGGTGTCGGCGGTCAGGCCTCAGCCAGTGTCGGCACTACCAAATTCAGCGGCGGTGATGGCGGTGCCCGCTCGGGTAGCAACCTGGGTGGTGCTGCAGGTGGCGGTGCGGCCGGTAGTGCCGCTGGCACCGGTGGAGTGGGCGGTAATGCTGCATCATCCAATGGCCGAGGAGGCGGTGGCGGTGGTGGTGTCTCCGGAGGTGGCAATGCTGCCCCGGGTGCAACGGGCGGTGCCGGTGGTACCGGTCGGGCTGGGGCTGCAGGCGGTACGGGTGATCCCGACGCCAACGGTACAGCTGGCGATGGCACGTCCGGCTCAGGCGGTGGCGGTGGCTTTGGCGGCTCGACCCAGGACTCGACTGGTGGTGCGGGCGGCGATGGTGATGAATATACGATCACAGCGGGCGGTACTGCAGGTGCAGGCGGCGGCGCTGGTGGCGGCGGTGGTCTGTCCGGTTCGGGCACTGGCCGAGGTGCCGGTGCTCCAGGCCTTTACGGTGCGGGTGGTGGCGCTGGCGGTTGCGGCTCAGTCACGACTGGCAACTTTCCAACGTCAGGTGCCCAGGGCGCCCTGATCATTACTTACACAGTGGCCGTGCCTTCGTCCGGCAACATGCTGTTAGCATTCTAAAAATTTAGGAGCAGTTCCACAAAAGTTAACTCTATCAGCCCTGGGGAGGGACAGTACACATGTATCATGAAGCGTGGAAGACGCATGGCAGTAAGCGCGGAGCAGCCAAGGCATTAGGAATTGCCGACAGCACCTTCCGCGGCCGATTGAAAGAAGAGATGGCCGAGGCCGCTCTCACCCCTGAACACAAAGCCAGACTGGGTCTGGCACCCGGACATTTCGACAACGGTGTGGCGCCCGGTTACTTGATGGGCAAGGTCACGGTCCAGCGCAACTCGGACGGTGACATCGAGCGGACCTGGGAACGCCAGTCCCCCGACGATGAAGCCCGGCAGATCCAGCTCGAGGCTGCGATCGCCGCAATGTGTGCCACTGTCGACCCGGTCCGGCCGATCGATGCACCGACCCATGTCCTGGCCAAGCTGCTGACTCTGTACAACTTTTTCGACTACCACGTCGGAATGCTGGCCTGGCATAAGGAAGGCGGCGCCGACTGGGACCTGAGGATCGCCGAAGAAGTCGGCGTTGCCTCGATGCAGTCCCTGGTGAATTCCTCACCAGCCAGCCACACCGCGGTGATAAATATCGGGGGTGATTTTTTACACTTCGACGGCCTGCTGCCAATCACCCCGACTTCAGGCCATGTGCTTGATGCGGACGGCCGCTTCAGCAAGGTGGTCGACGTCGCGATCCGGCTGATCCGTCAACTGGTCAACCTGGCTCTGCAAAAGCATGAGCAGGTCGTGCTGCTGGTGATGGAGGGTAACCACGATCTCACCGGTTCGCTCTGGCTCCGGAAGTTGTTTGCTGCCCTGTTCGAAGACGAGCCAAGGATCAGCGTTCACCAGAATGAGCTGCCGTTCTACGCGCTCGACTGGGGCGTGAACCTGATCGGCTTCCACCATGGGCACATGAAGAAGAACGACCAGCTGCCGCTGCTGTTCGCTGCCATGTTCCGCGAGATGTGGGGCCGTTGCCCCAAGGTTCACATCCACGTCGGCCACCGTCACCACAAGGAAGAGAAAGACCATAATGGTGCCAGGGTGACACAGTGGCCAACATTGGCAGCGATGGATGCCCATTCGGCTCGCCATGGCTACTTTACAGACCGCGAGTTGACTGCTCTAACTTATCACCGGGACTTCGGTCAGGTCGCAAGCAACAGCGTCACGCCGGAGATGTTGGGGAGCTAAATGACCAATGACCAAAATCCAGACCGATGCACGGCTATTCTGTAGCCGCTCAATCGAACATTGCATGAAGGGCTGCGTCGGGGGCTGCCGTTATGGCGACGCTCCCGGCCAGCTCGGCAAGCCCAAGATCCTGGTGCTCGGCTGGGCCCGGCACGGCAAGGACACGGTCGCCGAGATCTTGAGGGATCACTACGGCTTCAGCTTTCAAAGCTCGAGCCACTTCTGTGCCGAGATCGTCTGCCGGCCGCGGATGGCCGAGCTGGGGATCACCTACGACAGCCTCGAGGATTGCTACGCTGACCGGGTCAACCACCGGGCAACATGGTACGAGGCGATCAAGGCGTACAATGCTGATGATCCAGCCCGCCTAGCCAAAGGCATTCTCGAGGACGGTGACCTCTACGTCGGGATGCGATCGGCTTACGAGTTCGCCGAGGCCCGCAAGCTGTTCGATCATATCTGGTGGGTGGATGCGACCGCTCGAGGTCTGGAGCCGGAAGACCGCAGCTCGATGGACATCGACTGGGAGGACAGCTTCCGCTTCATCAACAATGGTGGCACGCTCGAGGATCTGCACAACCGGATCGCTGAGGCGATGTCGGATATCCGGGCCGAGGCCTGGGGCAAAGCGATGGCTCAGCTATGATCCACCTCCTGACGATCTTCATCGCCGGCTACTGCTCGGTATTCCTGCTCGGGTTCCAGTCCCGGGCCGTCAACCATGGCAACTTCCGGATGGCGATGGGCGGCAGCTTCATGATCGCCATGATGCAGACGACATTATGGGGCGCCCTGTTCAAGGATTTGAGCTGGGCAGCCACGATCGTTTATGGACTTAGTGGGATGTCGGGCATCGCCTCGTCAATGTTCGTGCATCAAAAGTTGATGCAAAAGTGGCGAGAACCGAAACAATAACGTATCCAGGATGAGATATTTCTTACTAACTCCAACTGAGTGGTGAGTCACTGTATGTAGCGTAGTCTCTGGGGAGGGACGATCCATGAGCGGGTGGGTTCATTGATGGAGACTTTTGGTGAGCGTTTTGAGCTGGCGCTGCTGTGGATCATGCTTGCCCTGTCGGCGTTGTCCGGTTTGGCGGCCCGACTTGCAATGAAGCTGTTCAACGTCAACGAGTTACCGCCCCAGGATCCGGAGCTGTTGCGCCTCTGGAAACGGCGCCGGCTGTACATGCTGATCAGTGAGACCTGTGCCGTCCCCGCGTTCGCGACCGGGTGGATGGCTGCTTCGATGCAATGGCATCTCCCGGTCCCACTGGTGGTCCTTGGCTCCATGCTTTCCGGGGCCCTTGGCTTCGGCTTCCTCATCCATGCTCTGCAGACTTACGTCACCCGGAGAGTCAACAATGGTTGAGATCATCATCCTAATCGGCCTGGTGACAGGCACTATCTCGTTGGTTTCCTTCGGGAAGGCAGCCCAAGCGACTGTGACACTGCATAAACGACCATAACAACCCAGGGGTGGGGAAATGATTTCAACCAGAGATATCCAGCTGGCGCTGGTGCGTCAGGGTTTCAATGTCGGCAAGGTCGACGGGATCAACGGTCCCAAGACCGAACAGGCGATCCTGACGTTCAATGCCAAGTTCGGAATGCCGCCGACGATCCGCCTGACAGAGTCGGGGCTGAAGATCCTCGGGCTGAGCGAGGAACCGCTCCGCACGCCCTGGATTAACGAAGTCAACCGCTACATGGGCGTCAACGAGGTCCGTGACCGTACCAAGCTAATTGCCTGGCTACGCTCGGGTGGCGGCACGGTCGGTGATCCGACCAAGCTGCCCTGGTGTGCAGATCTGGTCGAGACCGCAATCAAGCTGACGCTGCCCAGTGAACCATTCCCGGGCAAGGTCGGGATCAACCCCTATTACAGCCTTAACTGGCTCGACTTCGGGATCAAGCTGCTGACGCCCTGCTTCGGCTGCATTGCGATCTTTGTCCGCCCTGGTGGCGGACATATTGCCTTCATCATTGGCGTCGACCCAATTCGCCGGCGCTACCGGATCCGCGGCGGGAACCAGAGCGACAGCATCTGCGACTGCTGGATTGATATCGATCGCTGTAAGGGCCTGCGTTGGCCGACGACCTACAACGGGCCCCGCTCCTCACTGCCGATCATGGACAGCAAGGGCGCCGTCATCTCGAGGAACGAGGCATGAAGGCTGGCCTCTGTGTCGTCATTGGTCTGGTTCTCGGACTAGCGGCTGCCTCGATTGATGAGGCTATGGCCGCTGAAGTTAGGTGTGAGATCGTGCCATCGAGGGCCCCGGTCGACTGCTCGCTAGGCGGCTATTTCAAACAAGATCGAGATTGGACCCGGTCATGCCAAAGATCCTGATCGGGCTACTGGCCCTGGTCCTCGCTGCAGCGATGGGAGCTGCCTGGGCCCTGGTCCAGGTCCCCGACAACCAGATGGAGTCGATCGGGTCGCAGTGCGTGCCCGTCTATTATTCCGGGCTTGAGTGCTGTAAGAACTGAAATTGGTGGAGGGAATTATGGACAAAGTGGTTAATCTCTTGAAGTCTGAGCTTCTGACGAAGCTCAACCTGTTGGCAACTGCCATCCTGCTGTGGATCGTCTCCCAGCCGGGTGCGCCGACCGACAAGATCCTCGAGTTCCTGCCGGCCAGCTGGCACGGTCTCGTTGCCGTGATCCTGCCGATCCTGTGGGCGGTCGTCGTCCAGTTCGCGATCGGTGAACTCAAAAATCGTCAGCCGCCTGAGCAACCTCCGGTTGAGGGCTAACTGAATGAAGTGGGTGGCCGGGGCCCTGATAGGGATCAGCGTATTCCTGTTGGGGTCCTGGCTGCTTGCTGAGCTCTGGTGGAGTAATTTCGCATGGTAATGTCGATCTGGACCAAGCTCGGACTAGGCCTCGCCGCGGTGCTGGCGATTGGCTTTGCCATCTTCGGTATCATCCGCTGGTACGATCATCAGCTCGATGCTGCCTTCCAGCGCGGGTCGGATGCGGCCTACGCCCATGTCGACAAGCGTGCCACTGGGATCGCTAACCAGCTCACGGTTGCGGCCAACAAGCTGAAAGACCAAGCCAATGAAGCTCATCTCGCTACTGCCGTTGCTGCTACTGATCTCCGCGTGCGGGGGCCCGGACGTGCATCTTGTCCCGCCCCAGTCGACGCCGGCGCCAGTGGACACGAGCAAGCCCTTACCGCCGAAGCGGATGCCGGACTTGCAGTGTCTCCAGAACACTGGGCGCGTGTGCCCTGGGACTGGCTCGTCACAGTTATCCAAGAGCATGACGACGTACTGACCGAAGCAGATGCCTGGCGGAAGAACGACCAAGCAAAGTCAGAGATTATCGCTCAAGAAAGCAAATAATAACGGGGTCGGGCAGAAACTGCTCGACTCCAACAAAAGTCTATTACATATAGGCGTGGGTTGGGTGGGGAAATATGGCGGATGTAGCTGCAGCTCAGGCTGCCAATTATCATGACAACAATCCTGAATATGGTCCCAAGCTAACAGATTGGGCCAATGAGCCACGTCTGTGCGACCTGGTCACGGACTTCGAGAATGCCAAGCAAGTTCAGGGCGTTCAGATCACCAAGATCAATCGCTGGAATGACCTGCTCCATGTGAAGGGCACGGCCAAGCCGACCAAGGTCAAGGGCCGTTCAGGCGTCCAGCCCAAGCTGATCCGGCGCCAGGCAGAGTGGCGCTACTCAGCCCTGACCGAGCCGTTCCTGGCTTCGGCCAAGCTGTTCAAGATCTCGCCGGTCACCTTCGAAGACGGCAAGGCTGCCCGGCAGAACGAGCTGGTCCTCAACTACCAGTTCCGGACCCAGATGAACCGGGTCAAGTTTATCGACGACTTCATCCGCTCAACGGTCGACGAGGGTACCTCGATCGTCCGCGTCGGCTGGAAGCGTCACACCGTCAAGATCAAGCAGGAAGTGCCGGTCTACGATCACTTCGCGATCGAGGACGAAGAGCAGGCCCAGATGCTGCAGCAGGCGATTGCCCTCAAGGCATCTGACCCGCACAGCTTCAACGACCAGGCGCCGCCCGAACTGAAGGCGTGCGTCGACTATTACGAGGAAACCGGCGAGGCGACCTACGCCGAAGACAATGGCACGGTCCAGGTGGTCGAGGTCGAGAAGATCATCGAGAACCGGCCGACCGCCGAAGTCATGAACATCGCCAACGTGTTCATCGACCCGACCTGCAACGGCGACATCGACAAGGCGATGTTCGCCATCTGCTCATTCGAGACCTGCCTGGCCGACCTCAAGAAGGAAGGCAAACGCTACACAAATTTGGATCAGGTCAACTTCGAAGGTTCGTCGGTGCTGCAGCAGCCCGACCACCAGACGCAGATCCCCGATCCGATCAATCTCCACGACAAGGCCCGCCGAAAGATCGTGGCCTATGAGTATTGGGGCTTCTACGACATTCACGGCAATGACGAGCTGATCCCGTTCGTCGCCACCTGGATCGGCAAGACGCTGGTCCGCATGGAGCTCAACCCGTTCCCGGACGGCAAGCTTCCCTTCGTTCTGGTTCCGTACCTGCCGGTCAAGCGCGAGCTCTATGGTGAGCCCGATGCCGAGCTGCTGGAAGACAACCAGGCGATCCTCGGCGCTGTCAGCCGCGGCCTGATCGATCTCCTCGGCCGGTCAGCCAATGCCCAGCAGGGCTTCGCCAAGGGAATGCTCGATCCGCTCAACCGCCGTCGCTACGAGGACGGCAAGGATTACGAGTTCAACCCGAACGTCTCGCCGGCCAATGGCATCGTCGAGCACAAGTATCCGGACATCCCGCAATCGGCGATGCTGATGCTCAACCTGCAGAACCAGGAAGCCGAGGCCCTCACCGGCGTCAAGAGCTTCGCTGGTGGCATGTCGGGCGAAGCCTATGGTGATGTGGCCGCGGGTATCCGCGGCGTGCTGGATGCCGCCTCCAAGCGCGAAATGGCGATCCTTCGCCGGCTGGCCAAGGGCATCATGGAAGTGGGTCAGAAGATCTGCTCGATGAATGCCGCCTTCCTCAGCGAGGAAGAGACCATCCGGATCACCAATACCGAGTTCCAGACGGTTCGCCGGGAAGACCTGGCCGGCAACTTCGATCTCGAGGTCGATATCTCGACCGCCGAAGTCGATGCCAAGCAGGCCCAGGACCTGGCATTCATGCTGCAGACGCTGGGTAACACGGTCGACATGGGGATCACCCTGATGATCCTCAGCGAGATCGCCCGCCTGTCGAAGCTGCCGGAGCTGGCCGAGAAGATCGCCAAGTTCCAGCCGCAGCCGGATCCGCTGGCTCAGGAGATGCAGAAGCTGCAGATCGAGGAACTGCGGTTCAAGGTCAAGAAGCTGATGTCGGAGGCCGAGCTCAACGACGCCAAGACTGACAAGACCGAAGCCGAAACTGATGCCGTCAACCTCGGCTTTGTCGAGCAAGAGACTGGCACGACCCACGCCCGCGAGATGGAAAAGCAGCGTGGCCAGGCTCAGGGCAACATGGATCTCGAGGTCACCAAGGCCTTGCTCAAGACCAGGAAGCCCGAGGAAAAGGACGGCGATGTCGAGGCAGCCATTGGCTACTCGCGGATCGCCAACAAGCAGGACAATGACAGCAACGTAGCGCCTCCCGTGCAGGCAATTCCCGCACCGGCAGCAAGCGCCTTGCCAGTCGACGACATTGGGGGAGCAGGCCTCCCGATCGGACCAGAGGCAGACCAGCCGCTGGATCCGGCGATGGTAACCCAGCCTGTATGAGTGAGGTAGTTTCGTGACCGATTATGTGAACCAACTCGAAGACCAGATTGCCGACAATCGTGAGCTCGTCGCCAAGCGTGACATTGCGATCAAGTTGGCTGGCAACCGGGAGTTCAACAAGCTGATCATTGAGGGTTTCCTCAAGGAAGATTGCGCTCGTTACGCCCAGCTGTCGGCCGATCCGTCCATGAGTGCCGAGTCCCGGGCTGATAGCCTTGGCCTGGCTCAGGCGGCCGGCCACCTCAAGCGGTACCTGTCGGTCACCGTGCAGATGGGCAACCGCGCCGAGGCGGAGATCCTCAAGCTCGAGGAAGCCATCCAGGAGGCCCGCATCGAAGATGCCGAGGCCGCACTCGAAGCCGCGGGCAACCAGCCTGAGGGCGTCGTCGGACCGGAGGCTTAATCCATGGCTGACGAGCTGAAGCAGGAGGAGCAGGAAACTGCTCCGGCCAACGTCCTCGCCATGAGCGATGCCGAGATGGCCAACCTCAATAGCCCGTCTGAAGTGGCGGAGGCAGCCCCAGCTGCCTCTGTTACCACCGAAGGCGAAACTGAAACCAAGACTGAAGCCGAGCCGGCTGCAGGCGAGGGCGATGCGGCCACCGCTGCGGAGGCGTCAGCCGAAGCAGCTGGTGGGGAAGCAGAGCCCGAGGCGAAGCCCGGCGCTGAAGCTGAGGTCAAAACCGACGCCAAAACCGAAGAAAAGGCAGCTGATAAAGCTGACGCTACCGGTAGTGAGTCGGAAGTTAAGACCGACAAAGTCGAAGAGACCCCGGTCAATTACCAGGAAGCCTACGACAAAGTTATGTCGTTCAAGGCCAATGGCAAAGAGATCAAGCTGACCAACATCGATGAAGCCGTAAAACTCATGCAGATGGGTGCTAACTACACCCGCAAACTGCAAGAGTTGCAGCCTCACCGAAAAATTGTTACTATGCTCAGCAACAACGGTCTCCTCGACGAGGGCAAACTTTCTTTCCTGATCGATCTGGACAAGAAAGACCCTGAGGCGATCAAAAAGTTAGTGAAAGATGCCGGCCTCGATATCCTTGATATCGATACCAGTGTCGATCCGGCTTACCAGCCTGGAAGTCACGCGGTCACGGATACCGAGGTGAACTTCCGCACTGCCACGGAGGAGCTAGTCGCTCTCGATGGCGGTCGGGAGACCATCACGACCATCCACGACAAGTGGGACGAAACCAGTAAGGGAGCCTTGTGGGAAAATCCAGGTACTCTGGCGATAATCCACGAACAGCGGTTGAACGGGGTCTATGACCTGATCACCGCCGAAGTGGACCGGCAGAAGATGCTCGGAAATATCCCTCCGAACACACCGTTCCTGGAGGCATACACCCAGGTCGGCGATGCGCTGGTAGCAGCCAGAGCAGCAGCTGATCCGGGCGGTAAGCAAGCGGGAGCGACGGAGGAGCTGCCCGGTTCCGGGCCCCAACCGATCGCCACTCGAGCTGCTGCACCGAAGACACCCCTAGCGAACGACGATAAGGCAAAGGCTGCGTCTCCGACGCGGGCAGCGCCAACCAAAGCCGGGGTTGTCAAAAATCCACTCGCCGAGTCGGACGATGATTTCCTCAAACAAATGAACGGACGGCTCTGACCTGGGGAGGCAGTGACCGTCAAATGGGTGGGGAGTTTAAGTCATGTTGAACTATACCGCTGGCGCGGGTGACAAGGAGGTCATCGACGGCGCCGGTTCCGGTCAGATGAACACCTTCTTCTGGTTGAAGAAGGCGATCATCACCGCACGGAAGGACCAGTATTTCCTTCCGCTCGCTTCGGTCGAGAACATTCCGGCTCACTTCGGCAAGACCATCAAGGTCTACGAATATGTGCCGCTGCTCGACGACCGCAACGTCAATGACCAGGGCATCGATGCCGCTGGTGCCACCATCGCGGACGGCAACCTCTATGGTTCCAGCCGTGACGTGGGCGCCATCACCTCGAAGCTCCCGCTGCTCGGCGAAAACGGTGGCCGCGTTAACCGCGTCGGCTTTACCCGTCTGCAGCGTTCGGGTTCCATCACCAAGTTCGGTTTCTTCACCGAATTCTCGCAGGAGTCGATCGATTTCGACTCGGACGAGAAGCTGATGGACCACCTCAGCCGTGAGCTTCTCACGGGTGCGGTCCAGCTGACCGAGGCGGTCCTCCAGAAGGATCTTCTCGCGAACGCCGGCGTCATTGTCTATTCGGGCACCGCGGTATCGAACGCGACGGTTTCGGGTGAAGGCGCTGGCGCTGCCATCGTCGATTACGCGGACCTGATGCGTCTCGACCAGATCCTGACCGACAACCGCACTCCGCAGCAGACCAAGGTGGTCACTGGCTCGCGTCTCATCGACACGGCCACCATCCCGGCTGCTCGTGTGATGTTCGTCGGCTCGGAGCTGGTGCCGTTGCTGAAGGGTATGCAGGACCTGTTCTCGAACAAGGCCTTCATCGCCGTGCAGCATTACGGCGACGCTGGCACCGTCCTCAACGGCGAAATCGGCACCATCGATGCGTTCCGCATCGTCCAGGTTCCGGAAATGCTGAACTGGACCGGTGCTGGTGCCAACGTGGTCACCAACCCCGGCTATCGGGTCAGTGGCGGCAAGTACAACGTCTATCCGATGCTCGTCGTCGGTGATGACAGCTTCGCCACCATCGGCTTCCAGACGGACGGCAAGACGGTCAAGTTCTCGACCATCACCAAGATGCCGGGCAACGCGACCGCCGATCGCAACGATCCTTACGGCGAGACGGGCTTCAGCTCGATCAAGTGGTACTACGGTATCCTGGTCAAGCGCCCGGAGCGCATCGGTCTCATCAAGACCGTCGCGCCGCTCTAAGGCCAGACTACGGGGGGAGGCTTCGGTCTCCCCCCAAATTTTCTTCAAGTTAAGTCCAACAGTTTACCAGCCAGCTCATGGTGAGGTGGCGGAAACCAGATGGGAATTTGCAAATGACCGATCAGACCACTCCGGCCACCGAACTCAGTGCCGAAGAAAAAGCCGCTCAGCTGAAGCTGCTCAAGAGCCGTGCCGACCTTATGGGCATCGCCTATTCCAACAACATCGGGCTCGACGCCCTCCGTGATAAGATCGCTGCCAAGGTTGCCGGCGAGAATGCCGTCAATGTGACCGAGAGCAATGCTGCCATGGACCTAGGTTCGACCCCGGACCAGGTCGGCGCCCTTGGAGCCAGCGAGGAGCATCTGACCCCCAACCAGCGGTTGTGGCGTGAACAGATGGCCCTGGTTCGCTGCCGCATCACCAACCTGGATCCCAAGAAGCGCGACCTGCCGGGCGAGATCTTCGCCGTGGCCAACCGCGTGCTGGGTACCGTCCGGAAGTTCATTCCCTATGGGGAGCTGACCGAGAACGGCTACCACATTCCGCGGATCCTGTTCAACGAGCTCAATGCTCGGAAATTCAACCACATCTCGACCCGTCGCGATCCGCACACCAAGACGGAAATCGTCGAGTCCCGCTGGGTGAAGGAATTCTCGCTCGAGATCCTTCCGCCGCTGACCCAAGACGAACTGCGGGAGCTGGCGACTGCCCAGATCGCGGCCGGCTCGGTGCCAGTGACCGGTGAACTGAGCTAATCGGAGAACACCAATGACGACGTTGTGCGGTGCGGAAACTGAAGCCAATGACCTCGTAACGGCTTTGATTGCCGGCAAGGATTTCACCCTGCCGGACGTCGACCTGTCAGGACCGGAATTTGATTTCCCGGCCGATGACACGATCGACCCGCCCGCCGCGTTGACCAATGAACTGCTGACCACCAAGATGGTCGGCGGCGCTGGTACCTTCGATGTCATTATGGCGTCGATCTCGAACCACCTGAAGGCGGAATTCGAGAAGAGCCGGATCACCGGCGAACAGTACACCAAGGCGTACATCGAGCTCACCGCTCAGTCGCTGCAGGGTGCCATTCAGTATCTGACGGTCAAGGACACTGCCTACTGGCAGGCGGTCGCAGCTCAGTATCAGGCGAAGATCGCTCAGGCCGGCCTGGTTGAAAGCCGGGTCAAGCTCGAGATTGCCAAGGCCAACCTGGCCACTGCCCGCCTCGAAGCGGCGAACCAGGAAGCCAATTACGCGCTCACCAAGATCAAGGTGGCGACCGAGGAAGTCCAGTATTGCACCGGCAAATTCGGCCTCGACAACATCCTGCCGCAGCAGCTGTTGCTCCTGACCGAGCAGACTGAGAGCCAGCGGGCCCAGACGATGGACACCCGCATGAATGGTACCACCCCGGTGACCGGCCTGATGGGCAAGCAGAAGGCGCTCTATGATCAGCAGATCACGTCCTACAAGCGTGACGCCGAGACCAAGGCGATCAAGCTGTTCACCGATGCCTGGATCACCCAGAAGACGATCGATGAAGGCCTGTCGCCGCCGACCCAGTTCGCTAACACCGAACTGAACACGATCCTCAACCGCCTCCGGGTCAATCTCAATCTCGACACCTAAGAGGTTCGCATGGGCCTGTTCGGGAGCAAAAAGACCTATGTGTCCGCCGTCGTCTACAACATGTCGGGCGACGTCAACGAACGCATGAATTACCTGAAGACGGTGGTGGTGGGGGGTGTTCTCTCCAACACCAAATTCTCCATGGCTGAATGTCTCAGCAATAATTATCTGACTGGTCCCGGTATTAAGGCCAGGAGTTTCCATCGCTGGTCCAAGCGAACCGGAAACTATGACATCATCGGCGTCCCGACCGTCAACATTTTCTCGCCGTCCTACAATCCGGCGACGGTTATGGGCAACATCCCGCTGACTTCCGGGCACACTGCGTCGTACAAGAAGATCGACTTCGGGCCCGGCGAAGCCAGCTACTTTGCTGAGCAGTGGGTGATGGAGAACTACCAGGAGCGGGTCGGGCTCAACTGGGTCTCGACCTATGACTATGTGGCGGACGAGATCACGATCCATTGGGAGGATTACCCGGGCTCCCCGTCCGTGTTTACCCCGTCGCAGCCGATCGATAACGGTTCCTATTACTATTACACCGTCTATGAGGAGCGAGCCGGAGGGTCCTTCCTGGGCTCCTACATGTGGATCTACAAGGTCGGTGATGGCATCACGGCCATGGACGACATGCCGATCTTCAACCCGCTGGTCGATGAGTTCATGACCTTCATCCCTTTCCGGATGGGCAATGAATTCATCTCCGATGACTGGAAGCCGGAGTTCTACCCCTACGTCAAGAAGGCCTACAAGAAGCTGACCGGGGGCAAGAAGCTCAGCGAGCTGGTCGAAATGGTTGCGGACAATGAGGATCTCGACGACATTGACCGGGCGTATGTTATGCCCGGGGTGGCGCTCAACCATCCGGACCGCTCGGCTCGCCGGTATTTGTTCCGGTTCTTCGACTTCCTCAAAGATGCCTCGCTGTCCTATGACACCGACTGGGACAGCTATGTCGGTGACTATGCCAGTTACCAGTCAGACAACACCACCTACAAGGATGGCCGCGTCCTCTACCTCGACACGCCGATCGAAGGCGGTGGAGGCGGAGGTGAAGGTGGTGGAACCGGGGATCCGGCCAACACGACACCATCACCGGCTGAGCCGGCCGAGCCCCTGACCGCGATCGATATTCGCTCGAGCGGATCCTGGGACGGCAACTTCCACATGCAGATGAAGTGGAATTCCATCACCAAGACCACTGGCTCGGGGATCAAGTCCGGCTCGCCGTCCGGAACCAAGACCGGTGACGTCTGGTGGGGCGTGTCGAGCGAGGTCGACCTCAACAGCGAGATCAACTTCATCAACCATGTAGTGACCTCCGATCGGAAGTCGACCACGGTCCAGCTGACCTGGCAGTTCGCTGACCACTGGGAGACGCTCGAGATCAAGGGTCTCAAGCACAAGAACATAATCAAAAATGGTGAGTCGGCCGACGTCAAGGCCAAGGACGCCCTCGAGGACGAGGAAGAGTCGGCGTTCCTTGTTCCAATCCACTACGAGACGTTCCGGTCGCTGAGCCTGGTTGACTCGACCCAGATGATGACCTGCTGCACCTATGCGGTATTCACCTGCTACGAGGTGGTGAAGCAGAAGTGGTACCAGACTGCCTTCTTCAAGATCATCGTGTTTGTCGTGATCATCGCCCTGACGGTTTTTCTCGGTCCGGAGATCGGCATAGCAGCTGGCGGCATTCTTGGCTCCAGTGCTGCGGTTGGCGCGGCCCTGGGATTTGCCGGACTGATGGCAGTGCTCGTTGGCGCCATTGCCAATGCGATCGCTGCAATGGTCCTGATGGCGATCCTGCAGAAGGTCGGCACGGCAGTGTTCGGCGACAAGATCGGAGCGATCATTGCCGCGGTTGCCGGAGCGATTGCCATGGCAGTCGGCGGGGGCCTGATGAATGGCCAGTCGATGTCGGCGATGTGGGGCAACATGATGAGTGCCGTCAACATCATCCACATGACAGCGGCCGTTGGTAACGGCATCGCCGGCTATATCCAAGGCAGCGCCCAGGAGAT